CAAACCCGAGAGTTTCTAATAGTAATGAATATGCCTCTTGGTGCACTGCTTCCATTGCTGCAAAGGCTGAAAGCATCATACGTATTTCGGGCTGCTTAAATGTAGGCAAGTAGTGAGTTGCATACCCACAACATACATCTACATCTGCTTGGGTAAAGAAACGAAAAATTTGATTAATTAGTTTTTTATTTCCCGGGGTTAATTTTTCTCTATAATCCTTTAAATCATCTGCAAGATTAACTTCATCGGGAAGCCAATGCATGTGCTGTTGATTTTTATAATGTTCATAAGCCCAAGGATAGTTAAAAGGCTTATAGTATTCTCTTTCAGTAAGTAAATTCATTGTTATCCTTCACACGCTACACAAGCGCTCTCGTCCATAGACTCAAAAATTCTTTGTCTTAGAACTTCATCCGATACTGTCTCTGCTCTTTTATGTGCTTCACTACGCAAATAGTAAAGTGTTTTTACTTTCTTTTTCCAAGCCATCATGTGAATAGCATGAAGTTCTTGCTTTGATACATCAGAAGGGAAAAAGACGTTTAGTGATTGACTTTGACAAATATGTTTTTGTCGATCTGCTGCCATGTCAATAACCCATCTTTGATCTATCTCTACAGCCGTTTTGAAAACATACTTTGTCCAATCATCTAAAAATTCTAAATGTTGAACAGATCCTCCATTTGTTACAATATCTTTCCAAACTTCTTCTGTGTCCATTTCTATTTCTTGAAGTATAGCTTGTAGATACTCATTTTTTTGCAAGCTAGATCCGCTTTTAGTTTTCTGAGTAAAAGCGTTAGCTCTGTATGGCTCGATACTAGGACTAGTGTTGCCACAGATGATAGAGCTACTAGCGTTAGGAGCAACGGCAAGAAGATGTACATTACGCCTACCAGTACCGATAGCATCAGGAGCTTCGCCCCGTTCTTTAGCAAGTTGTTCACTTGCGACTTCTGCACAAGATTTGATGTGCCAGAACATAGCCATGTTTCTATTTTTTGCTTGGAATGACTCAAATGGAATACTGTGTCTTTGTAGATAAGCATGAAACCCCATAGCGCCTAAACCAATACTTCTTTCTTGGGAAGCACTGTAAGCGGCCTTTGAAAGCTCAGGAGGAGCGTTCTCAATAAAATAAGTAATTACATTGTCAAGCATACGAATTAAATCAGGAATAAATTGAGGGTCGTTACTCCACTCATCATACTCCTCTAAATTTACACTAGACAAACAACATACTGCTGTTCTTTCCTCATTTGTAGGAAGTGTGATCTCACTACAAAGATTAGATTGATTTACTTTTAGTCCAAGTTGTTTTTGACACTCTGGTAAGCCTTCTTGTACCGTATCCCCAAACATAATGTAAGGTTCTCCAGTTTCTACACGATTTTGTATTAACTTTACCCAAAGAGTTTTTGCTGAAACTACTTTTGTAGTAATTCCACTATTCGGATCAATTAATCTCCAGCTATCATCAAATCCTTCTTCTTTTGTAGCGCCTTCTATAAGCTGCATGAAAGTGTCAGGAATAATAACACCGTGGTGCAAGTTAGTAGACTTACGATTAATATCCCCTCCAGTGGGTTTTCGAATGTCCAAATATTCTTCAATCTCTGGATGAGACATTGGTAAATATGAAGCATAGCTGCCTCTCCTAGTTACTCCTTGCGAGAATGCAAGCATTTCTGCATCGACTACTTTAAGAAAAGGTATAACGCCTGTAGACTCAGATCCATTACTGGTTTTCGAACCCACTGAACGTATATCACCCCAATAGCCACCAATGCCACCACCGACTGAACTGAGAAACGCATTCTCTGTATAGTGGTCGGTGATACCAGTTCTACTATCATCCACATAATTGAGAAAACAGCTAATAGGAAGCCCACGCTTAGTACCTCCATTGCTAAGGATGGGAGTAGAGAACATGAACCATAACTTACTAGCGTAATCATACAATCGCTGGGCATGGGCTTCATCATCTGCAAACGCCTCCGCTGCTCGTGCAAATGCTTGTTGAGGGGAGCCTTCTCCGTCAACTAAATATCTGTCTTGTAATGTTTTAATACTAAACTGCGAGAGATAGCGATCTCTGCGAAAATCAATGTCTATATTCATTTATTTTACACCCAATATCTGAAATATTATTCTCGCCTATTGCTTCGTCGCAGTAAGCTATTAAATCCATAAGTTCATAGTTTGTTAGTATTTGATCCGCATTTTCATTTAGAGTTTGTATATATTTATACTTACTTTCTATAGGAGTAGCGTCAAAAATACTAAAAGCATTCCCGTATTGCTGTATAAGTTCTTGGGCTCTTTTGGGACCGATGCCAGGAATTCCTGGTACATTGTCTCCTTTATCTCCGGTTAGGCACTTCAATGAAATGTATTCTTCGGGGGAAACATCATAATGCTCGAACCAGTTATCTAAAGTAACTTCCTTCCTCGTTACATAAGAAAAACGACTTACAGTATCGTTTATTAACAAGTCCCAGTCTCTATCACTAGAAATTAGCCAAACATTTTCTAATTCATACTTTTTTGAATGCTTTACTAGGTGTGCTGCAACATCATCTGCTTCTACACCTTTGTATCGAAGTACAGGGTATTCTTCTGCAAGTACTTCAAGTGTTGCCTCAAATTCTTCAAAAAATTCTTCAAAGGCAATTCGATCTTCCTCACTTTGTTCTGCAAACTTCTCTTTTCGATTTTGTTTGTAGTCGGGATATAGTTCTCGTCTATATGAAGAAGATCCCCAATCTGCTGCTATAATTACTTCATTACATTGGTATGAAGATGCAAGAGACTGTACTGTTTTTTGATAGTCATACCTAAAATCTGTTCTTCCTTGGTGTTTCCATCGAAATGCAAGATTGAGTGCATCTACTATCAAAGTTGTTTTTGTATCTGATATTTTATCTTCAAAACTAAATGCCATTATAAAAACTCCGGCTTTTCACGTTCTAGCCACTCATCCGCAAGTAATACAAAACATTGCAAAAAACATATAAACATATACTCTTTTGTTTCTTCAGGGGGCGTATCTGTAACTACAAATATGGGGGAACGATTATATTTAAAAAATAATAATGGTTCTTGGTTTCCCTGCGCTGCTTGCTGTTTTAATTTATTCCACCAACGAATCAGATTATTTGTTTTAGGTGCTGTAAATATTTTATCATTAAGAGGAGACTCTGAATAATTTTTTACTTCAATACAGTATTTATTTTTTTCATGAGGAACATATAAATCCCCTTTTAAATACTCAAGAGCCCCTGAATTAGGGACTCTTTCAAATTGAAGATTAGTATGCTCTCTTAATAGATCTCTTACTAAATATTCTCCTCGAGCACCTTTTGCTCTACTATCTACCACAAATCCCTCTCTATCTGTCGAAGTACATCCAGTTTTTCTTTGTACTCTGCGAGTTTTTCTAACTCCATTTCGATTGCTCCGAGTATATCTGGGTGTTCTCCGATACCGACAGGATTTGAAAAGTAAACTTTAATATTTGTTTCATGATATTTACATTTACCAATTAAATAGTCCTTCATATTCTCACACATTAGATGTGCTTTGGTCAATGTCATTCCTAAGTCTTCACTCATTTTTCTAACCTACTTATATTTCCTGATTTAACAACTTCAACTTTGTCTAGCAAAGGATGAGTCCATCCGTGGCTTACAACATAAGTATTTAAATCTTCTTCTAATAAAACTTCTACTAGCTTCTCTCTGCCGCTCTCATCAAGTACATTGATTACTTCGTCCAAAAACAATATATTAATTTTAGACTTTGATATACTACTCATTAGCTTACGTATGGCGATAAGAGTAGCAGTATTAACCCTAGCAAGCTCACCGCTAGACAGAGCCAAAATATCAACGATATTACCGTTATCAGTAACTTGAACGTTGAGCTTATCGTTGCTGACAACGAACTCCAGGGTAAATCTTCCATCTGAAAGCTCCGCGAGATAATGATTTGTAAGTTCTTCTAAATCTTTTACAAGATTTTCAATTTTGTATGCAAGAAGTCCATTAGTACTAAAAGCTTTTTTCAGCACTTCTAAAGTATCTGCTACATTTTTTTCTTTTTCAAACTGAATTTGAGCTTCTTCTAGTTGTGATTGAAACTCTTCTGTTTGCTCTAAGATGACTTGAATTCTTGTGTTGCGCTTTGTGATCTTTTCATTACTTCTCGTTGTCTCTTCCAAGTGCTTTTGTGCTGAAACCAAGTCAGCTCGTACTCTTCCCAAGCGCTCTTCAAGCTCACCTTTGTCCAAGAGGGCCACTGGTAAATCTCGATCAATACTTCGATAAATTTCTTGCCACTCTCTTTCAATCTTTCGGGCAGCGTCATAGTCGGCATTATCTCGTTTAATTTCTGATATTCTTCCTTCAATTTCATATTCTTCTCTTCTATTTTCTGCGATTCTTTTGGCTTCTAAATCTATTAGGGATTGTTTAAAAGCGGAATCTACTTCCTGCTCACAGGTTGGGCAGTGGTCTCCTAATTTTTCTAGCTTTGCTAAAAGTTTCTTTGACCCCGCTACGACCCCGCGAAGATTCCCTAATTCTGATTGAAGTCCATCATATGATTGCTTTTCTGTTACCATACAAGATTGTGCCTTTTGTAAATCAATCTTACTCAGCATGTCTTTGTACGTATTGTTTTGATTAATTTTTTTATTTTTTTCGGAAATATTTTTAATTTCTATCGTTAGTTCAGCGACTTCCTTCTCTTCTTTTTCCGTAGAAATTGTAATTTCAGACAGTGGAAGTAGGGTAGTATCTTCCAATTTATTATCATGCAACCATTTTTCTATTGTTGCTATCTTGGATTCTATGCTTGCTAAATTAACTGCGCTCTTTCGAGCCTCTTCTTTGAACACTTCGAACAAACGAACATAGTGTTCTAAGTGCAGAAGATCAATTAAAAACTTTTTACGGTTAGTATCCGTCGCAGTAAGAAACTGTAAACTACTGCTAGTATTTTGATATACCAGTTGGGTGAACGTTTTGAAATCAATACCGATAATATCTTGTAGTGTCTTATAGGTATTGGTTGCCGTATGTGACGAGATATCCTCTCCATTTTCGAGAAGTCTAAGTTTAATGTTTGATTTTCTGTTAATGATGACTTCATAGTTTTTATCATCCTTTGAAAAACTTAACTGAATATCATAGCCTTGATTTACGTGTCGATTTGGTATATCAGCCTTTTTAATTCCTTTTGAGTTTTTGTTGTACAGGGCTTCTTCTATAATTAATGGTATAGATGACTTACCCATACCATTTGTTCCAACGAGTTGAGTTACAGTGTTCTCACTTAGATCTAGCTCATTGTTCTCCCCGTAGCTAAAACAATTACTCCATTTCAATTTTTGCAGCGTAATCATTAAATACACCCATTATTTCTGGTATTTCACTTTCTCGTATTGCTAGAATGTAGGTTAAATACTCTACTAATTCTTCCTCTAGCGTCATCTCTTTGTCTATGATTAAAGTAGCTTCTGTGTTTCTTTTCACTACTTTTTTATCAAGAAGATCACTATTTTTGATATTTGCAAGCTCTTGCATATCACCTTCGATTTCATATATAGTATGGTGATAGTCTGTAGGTATCATTTCTTCTGGATCGGATACAGTTTTTCGTATCAATTGTGGAAGGTCAAAAGGCTCCCATATCCAGCTCCAGTCTTCTGGATTAATTAATAAGTAGCCAGTTTTTACTTCTGTCCTATGAAATGATGTTGTCATCGGAGACCCGGGGTACACAATATTTCTTTGTGTATTACTATGTGCGTGTAAGTCTCCTGCAAATACGATTGGAAAATCTTCGAACCTGTCTAAGTCCACCTCTGGCTTGACATGGGGAGGAATCTCGCCTCGTACATGAGTAAAGAGCGGTGCTGTTGATACAAACTTCTCAATACTATTTTCTCTGTGTAAATCCGCATAAGGAAGAACACTAAATCCGAAATCAGAATCATAGTATGAAATGTCAGCTATCTTTATTAAAGGATTAATGTCTCTACTAACTTGCTTTAGTTGAGTGAAAAATGTTTTATTCTTCTTCGTTGCTTCATGATTGCCGTCATAAATAAGAGTCGGAATCTTTACTTCCCGAATAAACGAGAAGTAAAGTTCCAACTCTTCCATGCTCGGCAGACGGTCAAAAAGATCACCCCCAATAATGTGCATATTGCACTGGTTTTCGAGAGAATGAATCTGCTCAAAAAATAACTTGTAGCGATTTAATGCCCACTCACGTGGTACATTCTTTTGACCTAGCTTTATATGCCAGTCTGCCGTAAATAGAATCATGACAAATCGAACTCTTCACCTAATTCTTCGTCAACATTTGATGTTTCTTCTCGAATTTCGTCGAGGAGTTTCTTTTGAGCATCGGGAGTAGGACGAGGCATAACATCATCCATAGACTTAAGTTCTGCTACAAGTGCCATCTCTTCTTCGCTCAGAGCGCGAGATTTGCACTTCAGTACTTGAAGTTGATACTCTACATTGTAGGGAAGAGGCCCAGTCTTGACTCGCTTAAATCGAACATCCCAGCCAGTTTCTGGATCGGTAGGATCACCCAGGTCTTCCGCTGCTGTAAGAATTGCTTCAAACAGCTTCTTCTTTAAATTGATAATTTTGACTTCGCCTTGATCAATGCACTGCATTGCGTAGCTCCAGCCACATTTGAGATCAGGATAGTACTCACGTACCCAGTCCTTCTCCAAGTTGTTAAACCGCTCTTCGTTGCGATCAAAAGAAAGACACTCAAAAGGAATGTTCTTTCCGTTCTTGCCTTCTAGCCAGTACACGTAGCGTGCGAGTACATCGCCTACGAGACGAACTTCGTTGTCTCCGTCACGGTATGAGTATGAAGTAATGCTGCTCTTTTTTGCGCCGCCAGCGGCTTTGTTAAATGATAGTGCCATTAGTGTAGTTTCTCCTTTGGGACTTCTTCGTATATGAAATGGATAGAATCCTCTTCAAAACGAAGTAGACTGTTATCTTTAATAAGTTCGTAATCTAGATCCAAATATTCGGCGTCCAGATTGATTTTCCCAGTAGCTCTATAGTCCGCGAGCGGACGTAAAGAACACAATGCGATATACTGGGCTATCTCATTGTATTCATGTTTATATGCGTTAAAAAATAAAATATCTGGATGCACCATAAAAGAATCGCCACCAAAGTTTTGATGACTAAACTTGTATATTCTGTCGTACTTATTCTCTGGTACAGCTTTTTCGGTTATCATTTTAAAAATAATAAAAACCATAAAAGCATTTCCATCGGATGCTTCGAATATTTTTTTCCAATTATATAACAGCATATTATACACCAAACTGCAACAGATGTCAAGAGTTATTTTTGTACGCTATAGCTCTTTAATTGCGTACCCTTGCTTCATGTAGTATCCCATTCGATTTGAGGCTTGTCGTGTTGCAGTTTTTCCTTTTAAATGTATGTCTACAATTACAGGACTTAACTTTCCTTCTTGTTCTCTGATGACTCTTCCGATGAGCTGGGTGAGGAGGGGCTCGTTGTTGATAGGGGTACCGAGTATAAGGACAGAGAGGGAATTAACCGAGATACCCTCGCTGAATATTGCTTGAGTGCCAAAAAGTATTTCTTTATTTCCATAATTTATCTCATCAATAAGGTTCTCTCTTTCTTCGTGAGGAACCTCTCCAGTTACACAAATTGCTTTTTCTCCTACTAATTCAGCACAGGTTTTTAAAAAGTGTACTCGGTCAGATACTACAAGTACCTTGTGCCCTCGAGCCGCATAGTAGGATGCAAGCAGAGAAACACTATGTACATATTCTTCGTTGTTTGCTAAGTTATTTACTCTATTTGCCCATGGAATGTTTGCACCGTCCATGAAGCGCACTTCCGAACGATATACATTTATCGTCGGAGTCATAAAATTTTCTTTTGGTGGTTTGAATATTTTGTTGCCAAAATAGTCACGAAATACAACGTGTTTTCCGTCTTTGCGCTCTATTGTGCCACTTAGTCCGAGTTTGTACCGTGCGTGACTGGTGTCGATGATTTTCGAAAAAGTTGGCGAAGATACGTGATGCATTTCGTCCAAGATAATTGTTCCAAACATTTTTCGAATTCGATCGATGTTTCGGTACAAGGTTTGGGTATTACCAACCACAATGCAAGGATCAGTGTCGAAATGACCAGAGCCAATAATTCCAGGACTAAATCCATAAACTTTTTCAACCTCCTTTGCCCATTGATTTCTCAAGGGTACAGTGTGTGTAATTACTAGGGTTTTTTGCGATAGTTTTCCGGCAAGTGCGAGCCCTGTAAAGGTCTTGCCCCAGCTGACCCACGCATTGATGATACTGCTGTCATCCAGCTCGTCGTAGACGGCTTGCTGACTTTCTCGGAGTACAAACTTAAACTCAGGAAAATCAACAGGCACCATAATCCTCTTGTCAACAATTTCATATTCATTTGGTATTAAGTCCTCTCGTCCGATTGGTATGGATACCAGATTTTCGCGCACC